GCTTTTTTTACTCCTTTTATAACACCTTTGTTCTTAGATGCATAGAATATCTTTTCACCTTGTTTTTTTCCGTACTGTTTCTTCATAGATTTCATAATTTTTTTACCTTTTTTGTTTAATGGCATTAATTATCCTCCACTACAACAGCTGCTTGTTGTACTCCAGTCTTTGCAAGACTAACTCCAGCACGTAATTTAGCTAATTCTTCGTTTTGATCCATTTTATCTTCAGCTAACTCTCTAGCTTGCATTAATTTTGCTCTATTTAGGTCTTGATTTGCTTGATCAGCGTCTTTTTTACGTTGATTTTCCATCGCTCGAAGGTCAACTTCACGTGATTTTAGTTTTAAAAGCGGATCTGCATCAAATTGTGATGTAATTTCTTTTTCTTCCTTAGCAAAATCTGCTGTTAGCTCTGCAATCAACACAGATTTTCTTGCTTCTAGGTCTTGAGAAATTTTTTGTAGCTGTTGTTGAGCTTGTGGGTCTTGTTGTGCCATCATTTGCATCTGTTGTGCTTGTTGTAATACGTCTGCAAACTCTAATTCTACCTGTTCTTGTGCCATTAGACTAATATGTTCTAAAATATTTTTCTGCATAGCTGCCATAATAGGTGGGTTGTTTCTAACCATGTTGGTTGACATAAAATTTAAGTGAGCTGTGACGTGTGCTCTGTGATCTTGACCACGAAAAGCTTGAAAAGGTTTACCGCCTAAGGCATTAATATGTTCTAACGCAGGATCCATTGGTTGCATTGGAACTGGTGGAGGTAAAACTGCATCTATATTTTTAATACCAAGTGCTTCATACATCTGTCTATACGCAAAATACAAATTATGTAGCTGAGGATTTGATGTTGCAAGTTGTAATTCTGTTTGTGCCATCGTAATTCTTTGTGCCATTGAAAATATATTTGGATCTGCAACAGGTAAAATATCTACCCTTTCATCAAAATCTGCTTGTTTAATTTCTCTTGTAGCACCAACAACATCATATGGATAGACTGGTGGTAGATACGTTTTAAATACTTTTGCAAGTAATTTAAATTCTGTTCTCATTGCAGAATATAATCTTTTGTGAATAGCTGACATAACTCTTGAACCACGTTCTAATAATGCAACTGTTGTTCCAACAGCAGCAGCTTGATTACCATCTCCTACTTGCATATCAGCGATAGCTGCAAATCTTTGTCCTGCACCAACTACAACACCCATTAATTGTAATAATGTTGGCGATGGTTCTTTGTATGGTAAAGGCATGAATGCATCTCTAAGATTACCACCTGGTGCATCTACATCTCTAAACTCACCTGGTTGTAATGGTGACGCTTCATCTCTGACTCTAATACCTCTTTGTTTAAATCCTGCCGGCAGGTTTGATAAAGTACCTGCATCTAACAATTGACGGAGAGCAGCCGTTGCGGTTCTGCTCAATCCGCCAATCATGTGAATTAATCCAAAGCCATAAAATCCTAAACCCGGTAAGAATTTAAAGTGGACAAAATAATGGATTTTATTTCTCTTTGGATCAGTTGGTTCATAATTACGTCTAATAGATAAAACTTGTTGACTAGCTTCTTCTACGGTAACTATGTAAGGTAATTTAATTCCTGTTGGATTTAACTCATCATCTTTATCTTCAAAACCTTCTAAGTCTAAATTAACATGACACTCCAACAAAGTATAAATATCTTCTTGCTTTCCAGTTTTTTTAGTTCCAGAAAGTTCTCTTTCTTTTTTAGTTAACTCATCGTTTTGATTTACACCTGGTGGTCCAAGTTCTACATCAGAATAAAAACCACCTACTTGTTGTTTTCGTAAATCGTTTTCAGAAATTTTTATTGTGTGGATAATTGATTCCGCATCGTCTAATGAGGTAGCCGTATACGGAACAATTAAATCCTCGGCAGGTATAAATTTACTTACCGCTCTTCCCAACAAATCGTCGTAATAAACTTTTTTAAATGTAGAACCAGCAAGTGGTAAATGAAATAACATCTGGTCAAACTCAGGTTCATACTCTTCCATCTTCTCCATCAACTCGTAGTTCATGTAATCTTTTACACGTTGTGACTGTGCCTCTTTAGCTGGATCAGGTTTACCAACTATCTGTGTTCTAACTGGTCCTTCTGCTGGTAATAATTCTTTGTAAGCTCCCGCTTGAAACTGTGTTACTGCTTCTGCAAGAACAGGGTGTGTTGCACCAGATGCACCTTGAAACGGTTCTGTTCTATTCTCATATTTAAATCCTAAAAGATCTAAACCTTGTATATAAGATTGTTCCCAATCTTTTCTTGATGTTTTATATTCTTTGTAATTACCAACCAGCTCTAGACCAATTGGTTTTAAAACATCTTCTGGTAATAATTCTGCTAGATTATCAAAGTGTCCTGGCTGACCTTCGATGTTTACTTTGCTTGGATCAAAATTTACTTCAACGCTTCCATCTTCATTTGGTGTGACCTCGACCCCAGGATCTTGGGCCTCTACGGCTTTCTCCTGTTCGATTTCTATTTCTTCTTGAGGATCAACCTCTATTGATGTTTTTACGTTTGGTAACGTTTTGTCTATATCTGCCATTTATATTCTCCGGGTTTGTTATCTTAACCTGTTTTAAGGGAACATTCAACCCTTGTGGATTGGGCCCTCTTTTAGGTGGCACTGTTCTCGTTAGTTTTTTAATCATTTATCTTTGTTTCTTTTTATCATATCTAAAAATGGGAACGCATCACTCTCATCTATTGGATTTGCTGTGTCCGGTCCAACTGAGGATTCATCTAACTCTACCTCGTTATAATATCTAAAATTCTCTGCTGCAGATTTTTTCTCTTTTTTAGTTAAGCCTAATGCTAAATCTTCTAATGCTTCAACCACGGCGTCTGCCTCTTGTTTAATATCTAAATTTATAGCAGAGTCAAAATTTGTATCATCAACTCCCATACTACTAGTATCAACTGTCTTATACTCAAACTCTGGTGCCTCAACCTCTACATCATATTTTTCTACAGATTGTGCAAACTCTGGATCAGACAAGAAATTTTGTTTTCCTGATTGACCAGGTCTATAGGTTATGGTCACTGGTAGCTCCATGTCATAATAACTTGTTGTCCAATCTAATGTGATCTCACCATCTCTGTCGTTTTTGCTCATCAATACTTTTTTCTTACCTAATTTTGTATCAAGAGTTATCTCAAAGAAATCTGGTTCTATACCTTTTATATCTCCTCTAGATTTTAAAAGACCTTTTCTCTCGATAGCATACACTGCATCTTTAAACCATGCAGGCATACCTTGAACAGTATTATCCATCACAGGTGCTGTTCTTACAACTTTAGCAACTTTTGGTGCCACGTCCATAAGACCAAGCATCTTGGCCATCACAACTGTTGCAGTTGCACCTGTTGCCTGTAAAAATTCTCTTCTGTTCATGCCTTTCTCACTTAAAACTTTGTCGACCTCTTTTTCTAATATTTTTTGTGCGACTTTATCGTTTGGTAGATTTCTAGCTTTTGCAAATGCGTTTAATAATTTAAGACCAGGGAATATCGGAGCAGTGACCTCGGCTCCAAGACCAATAGTATCTGCTAAAACTTTTGGACCAGCTGTAGAACCTCTGTCAATTTGTTTTTGTTCTTCTGCTTTAATTAGTTTATCAAGACCAATTTTTTTCTCTAATGATGTTGGTGTTATGTTTTGTAAAAACTCTGAGAATATTCCTGTGCCTCTAATGTTGGATGGTAATACATCTTCATAGTCTTGAACATAATTATTTCCTGATCCCCCTGTGATTCTAAATGGACCTTTCTGCACAATATCAGAAACCAATTTTCCAGTTGCTGGTAATATTCTACCTGCAAACTCTGCAATACGAACACCAGACCTAGCCAACACATCTGCATAGTATGGATAATTTCTTGGATCTATAATGTCGTTTAACACCTCGATCGGATTCATAGTTTCTTTGTAAGTCTGCATTTTTGGTAGCTCTGCATCTTCGTTTGTAAAATAAAATTCTAGTTCTTTTAAAAAATTCTCATCAGCTCCTGCTGCACCACCGTTGCCAAAGTTTGCTCTTGGTAATGAAGTAATCTCAACACCACCTCCAGATTTAAAACCAACACCTTTTTTCTCTGCTATTCCGATAGTAGGTTTTGACGCTTGTTCTGATCGATACGAACCAAATTGTAATGCCTCTGTAATTTCATTAATTATGTCATCATCAAAACCAGCGGATTTATAAAATGAAGTTAACTGATCTATCTTTTGATCTAAAACTCTTTGACCAAATTGTATTTTTTCTTCTTTACTTAAATCATTATATTTAATTGCATCTGGGTTAATTAAATCAACGTTACCCATAATAAACCTAGGATCCACATTAGACATGTCTATGTTAAAACTATCAGATGTAATTTTTTGACCTATTTCTGGATTATTAAATACAAGTTTTCCAAAAGTATTTTCTTCAACAAAATCACTATCGTAAAGCTCATCTTTAATATTTTTTAACTTACCTGGTAATGAATCAAAATATTTTACTATGCCTTCTGCTGCTTTATCTATTTCTGCTGCGTTTTTTTCTGTTTTAGTTTTACCAAAATATTTGTCTAATGTTTGTAAATGAGTCAACAGTCCACCTTGCGTGTCTCTTAACAAATCTCTATTAACCTCAGAAAATTGCCAAGTCATATTTTGAATACTAAACAATTTATTTTGAATATCTTTATTTTTTAAAAATTTTACATTTTCAATAAAATTAACAGGGACAGGATTATGCCCTGCCTCTGCAGTAGAGTTTGGTATATAGGCTCTTTCATCTTCAAAAGGAATTAAATTTTTACGCATGTTTTTATTTAATTGATACATAAATTTAACCAAGCCTTCGTCTGTTTGAAGTCTGTATTTTAATTTTTCTTTAGAAGTTTTTCTTAAATTTTCACTTGTAGATCTAGATTCATAATTAGTTAATTTATTTGTAGAATAGTCTTTTATTGTTTTAACAACATCATTAATTTTAAAACCTTGCTTACCACCAGGTAAACTTACAGGTTCCAAACCTTGGTCTTTTAATATTTCAACAAAAAAATTATTTTTTCTTTTGTTAGTTGTATCAAGGCCAAGAATATCTTGTAATTCTAATCTGTTATAAACTTTATTTTTGTTAAGTTTTAATTCTTTAATTCTATTATTAATAGAATTTGGATCTCTTTTTAAAGTGTTAGTTAAAACGTTGAGGTCAATTGGATTATTTATTTTTGGAATATTAGATGTTAAAGCTCTTCCTGCTCTATCAAACGTAAAACCTTTTCTTTGACCAGCTTGTGTTATTTGTTGATAAACATTATTTAATTCTTTACCTGTAGAACCTGTTAAATCAGAAATGGCTTTTTTTAAATTACCAGCGTGATTATCTAAAGAATATTTATTTATATTTTCAAAAAATCCTTCTTTGTCATATTCTCTATTTTTTACAGATTCTTTTAAAAGTTCTAAACCTAATTCTGTAAAATCTGGTCCTTCTGGCGGCTTTTGGTCTGGAGTTTTATCATCAGAAGGAATAATATTTTTTTTATTATCATCTTTGTTCTTACTAAAAAATATATCTTTTAATCTCATACCACCAAGAGTTAATCCAGCTGGTAAAGCCATACCAGGCACATCTAATGGTTTAAAACTATCAAGGTCGGCAGGATTTTTTTCTGGAAACAAAGGATTAAGAGTCATAATATTTGTTCCAAACTGTTGATTAATTCTACCACCTTCTGCTTTGTTGTCTCGCATAAATCTATTTATGGCTTCTCTATCTAGAACCTCTTGTTTTGGCGGTGGCTGTGGTGCCTCACTTGCTCTAAACACACCAGGTATGTCTAAAAGTTTTTGAAACTCATCATCGTTCAACGCAAACTTATTACCAAGACTCTTGTCCTCGTCATCAATCAACGTGTTATTTATGTAATCAAATACGTAAGCCAACTATGCCTCCTTTTGCACCTCTAAACTGATCTCCTCTTTTCCCTGACTGTTTTAAATAATCTCTAAGATTTTTTTTGCCACCATGATCTTGATAGTATTTAAAAGCATCCAATACTCTTCGAAGAACATCGTCTTCTAATTGTAGAATATTATCATAGAACGAACCATCTGCAAATCCAACACGTCCACCTTCTGCGTTTAGATCTTTGAACGGTAAGATCTTAGAATCAAACTTAGGTTTAGTTCTAAAATATTCTTTGTAACTATCTGGGTCTAGTGTCTGTAGTGCCTGTTCTAGTGCACTGATGTTTTCACCGTGGTACACGATCCTATCCATTCTTAAATTTGGATCATCTATACCGTAATAATTTTTACTTGCCTCATCCGTTGGATTTTTATAGGCACTAAAAGCTTTTAGATCATCAGATAATTGTTGTTGTATCTCTGTTGGTGTTAGATATTCTAAAGCATTCTTCGGCCCATCTTTTTGTATGGGTTGAACTTTATTTCTCTCTAACCACTTAAATATATCCTCTTCCTCAGGATTAAAATTATCTAACTTTTTAAATACCTGATTACCAAAATGTTTTCTCCAGATTCTTACCGGATCCGGTGCGTAAAAATCAGCGTTACCATAATGATGCGCACCCTTAACAAGATTTTTATATATCTCGTCATCTAGTTTTATAA